CCAAGGAAGCCATGGCAATGAAGTTGGCCGCCAATACTTTCCTTTCCATGAAAGTGGTCTTTGCCAACCAATTGCGAGAGTTGTGTGAATCATATGATGTCAACTATGCCAACGTGGCTGGAGTGTTGCGTAGTGAACCTAGGCTAGGATCAACTCATTGGGACACACCAGGCCCAGATGGATCGCGTGGTTTTGGAGGACATTGTTTTCCAAAAGACTCCACAACTTACAAAACAGAGTTGCAAAATAATGGAATTGATGCTACAATGTTAGAACAGATGTTGAACATTAACCGGAAACTGCGAGATGCAAAAAATTGATCCATGGAACAGTATTGTCAAACAACTGGAAAAATCCAGCAAGGAACTAGAAGTCAATCCCATTGAGCCGCAATGGTTCTTTTACTACAATGATGGACATAGAACCATCATGGTAGATCACAAGGAAGCAGACTTAGGTGAAATTCTACAGATGTTTTCAGATTTTTGCAAGGGTTGTGGATTTATATTTGATGGATTTGGAATCGTTGACGAAGATGGTATTCCTGTAAATGGACTCAATCCTTTGGCAAAACTCGAAGCAGGAAATCACGATGAAGATACAACTGGTTAGTGATCTACACTTAGAATTCTCAGACATTAACATTCGCAATGTTGGCGACACAAATGTCTTGATTCTTTCTGGTGACATTCTCATTGGTAGCGACTTGCACGAACATCCTGAAATGGATTACAAGATGTATAGCAATGTTAACCTGGCCGATCTTGGTCGGCGACAAGCCACTGCTCTAAGATTTAGAGACTTCCTCCGGCGTGTGAGTTTTCAATTCCCGCATGTGATCTATGTTGCAGGCAATCACGAATTCTATCATGGCAAGTTCTTTGAAACTGTAGAGCATATTCGCAGTGAATGTGCCAAGTTTAGCAATGTGCATTTCCTTGAAAAAGACACCGTTGAAATCAACGATGTTGTGTTTGTTGGTGGAACACTCTGGACAGATATGAACAAAGGTGATCCATTAACTCAACATTCTATCAGTGAGAAGATGAATGACTTTAGAGTTATTCGTAATGATCGTGCAGGTTATACACGACTGCGTCCTACCCATGTCATGGAACGACACATGAGAACCAAAGAATACTTTGAGAATGTGTTGGATGATCTTCGCAAACAAGGTAGCACTAAAAAGGTTGTTGTTGTGGGTCATCATGCGCCTACATATCAAAGCATTGATGCTCGCTATAAAAACGACTTCCATATGAACGGTGGCTATGCAAGTGATCTCAGTGAGTTTATTTTAGATCATCCGGAAATTGTGCTTTGGACACACGGTCATATGCATCAACCTTTTGACTATCTAGTAGGAACTACTAGAGTAGTGTGTAATCCTCGCGGTTATGAATCGTGGGGTGAAGTGTCTGAGTGGAATCCTGAATTAGTATTGGAAATTTAAATTGCGTATTGAAGAAGATATCAAACTAGACTTTCGTGATGTGCTGATTCGTCCCAAGCGTAGCACATTAACAAGTCGACGAGAAGTTGATCTCAAACGTCGCTATCGTTTCAAATACAGTCAAACTGAATGGACTGGTGTTCCTGTCATGGCCAGTAACATGGACGGGGTTGGCACTATTGGTATGGCTGAGTCATTGCACGAACACGGGCTGTTTACTTGTCTAATTAAAAACTACGAGCCCGACGATTTACATGACATTGTGACCAAAATTGGTGGCAAGTATTTTGCTGTCAGCACTGGAACCAGTAGAGAAGACTTTAGTAGACTTAGACAAATTCTAACAGCCTACCCCGAAATTCATTTCATTTGTGTTGACGTGGCCAATGGTTACAGCGAGCATTTTGGTGATTTTATTCATAGTGTTAGAGAAGCGTTTAGTTCTCACACTATTATTGCCGGCAACGTGGTCACGGCTGATATGACTCAAGAACTTATTTTACGAGGAGCAGACATTGTCAAAGTTGGAATCGGACCGGGATCGGTATGCACGACTCGGATACAAACTGGGGTTGGCTACCCGCAACTTTCTGCAATCATTGAGTGCGCTGATGCGGCACATGGCCTCAATGCCCATATTATTGCTGATGGCGGTTGCACTTGCCCAGGCGATGTGGCTAAGGCATTTGGAGCAGGCGCAGACTTTGTCATGCTGGGTGGCATGTTAGCCGGGCACGATGAAGGTGGTGGCACAGTCGAAGATGGCAAGGTAAAGTTTTACGGTATGAGTTCAGATACTGCCATGAACAAGCACCACGGTGGTGTGGCACAATATCGTAGCAGTGAAGGTAGAACTGTGGAAATTCCTTACCGTGGTGCTGTCAAGCATACTGTGATGGATCTACTGGGTGGTTTGCGTAGCACCTGCACTTATGTTGGAGCACCAACACTCAAGCAGTTGCCTAAATGCACTACCTTTATTCGTGTTAACAGACAAATCAACGATGTGTTCCTAAAATGAATTCAATGACCCGCGAAGAAGAAATCCTAACGGTGCTACAAGAAGAATGTGCCGAAGTCAGCCAAATGGTCTGTAAGATCCGTAGGTTTGGTATTGACGAGACTCACCTCAAGGAAGGTGGATCTAACCGTGAACGCCTAACCGAAGAAGTAGGGGATTTACAAGCGGCGATAGATCTGTTAAAATTATACAATGTAGTTGATGGAAACGAAATTGAACTTGCCAAGCAACGCAAGTTTGAAAAGTTAAAAAGGTGGTCAAGAATCTATGAAACTTAAAATTAGCGAACTGTTTTACTCTGCACAAGGTGAAGGACGCTTTGTTGGTGTGCCTAGTGTGTTTTTACGAACCTTTGGTTGCAATTTCCAATGTGCAGGCTTTGGTCTGGGCAAAGGAGAGAAGACCAAGGAAGTAGAGCCTATTGCACAAAATGTTGGTATCTACAAATCCTTCGAAGAATTGCCATTGGTGAGCACAGGTTGTGACAGTTACGCCAGTTGGCATCCTGCATTCAAGCACTTGAGTCCAACCTATGACAATGCTGAAGTGGTTGAACGGTTGTTGGCATTGACGCCCAATCAGCATTGGCAACAACCCAATGGCAACGACGTGCATCTTGTGATCACCGGCGGAGAACCTTTGCTGGGCTGGCAACGTGAATACGCAGACTTGCTGGCACAGCCTGGCATGAGCGATCTAAAGAATATTACATTTGAGACCAATGGCACTCAACCCTTGTATCCTGAACTCATTGACTATTTCTATCAATGGAAGAATGACAATGCTGGTCGCGGTTGGGAAACTGTGACATTTAGTGTCAGTCCCAAGTTGTCGGCCAGTGGTGAACGCTGGGAAGATGCTGTCAAGCCAGACGTGGTTAAAACATATAATTGGCTTGGGTTCACTTACCTAAAGTTTGTGGTAGAGTCTCTAGAACATTTTGACGAAGTAGATCAGGCGGTGTCTGAATATCGCTATGCTGGATTTACAGGTCCTGTGTATGTGATGCCTGTGGGCGGTGTGGTCAGTGTCTACGATGGAAATAGAATCAATGTTGCCGATGAAGCACTCAAGCGTGGCTACAACTATAGTCCTAGACTTCATGTGGATATTTGGGGCAACGGTTGGGGCAAGTAAGAGAAACCAGAACCAGAACACTGGTCAAAACCATCATCTATAGGATATGGGTGATACTGTCAACCTATGTGATGTTGTTGGTCACTGGACAAAGCATGACACAGGCATTGTTGCCTACCATTGTTATCAATTGTGTGTGGATGACATCATATTACCTATATGATAGGCTATGGAGTCGTATAGACTGGGGAAGAAAGTGATCAAGCAATTTTGTGTTTATTCGCATAATCCGTGTTTTGTTGATGTTCTTGAATGGTTACGAGAAAACAAAATTAAACTTGAAGCACATGTGAATAGAACTAGATTTTGGATTGACAGCGATAGTCCTGAGATGACCATGTTCATGCTCACACATCGCAGAGATTGCGAGCCAGTAGACGAAGATCAAGATTACACAACAGGAAGAAAATAATGTTTGGCACAGGATACACAGGAGGAAACCCAATGAAAGCACAAACTCCAGCCCAAGGCATCAGCATTGATAACGAATACGATGAAGCCAAGGTCTTCAATGTCGAGTGCGAATGCACCGCTGATGATCATGCTGTAAAGATGTGGATTGAAGTTCAGCGAGAAAAAGATATTCCTGACGTAGAAGTTAGTTTTTATGTCACTACTTGGACTAGGGAATTTTGGAAGGATTGGCCGGCACGACTTCGTGCTGTATGGGATATCTTGATTCATGGCGTCCACAAACAAGAACATCACATGCTGTTGAACAAGCAATCTGCATTAAATTTTGCTGGTGCTATTGTCAACACCGTCAAAGAACTTGAAACTAAGATCTAATTTAAATTGTTAGAAAGGCTACATACGCAGATGAATAACACTACTTGGACCCATCTCTGCGGAAATAAGATAACACAAGTGCCTTTGGGTAGTTGTTGCCCTGAATGCCATATTAGTAGTGCTGTAGAAAGCCTTAGGTTCGCTGGATTTACACCCAGCACACAACCTGTTAAAAAAAGTTGGTGGTCAATATTAGTTTTTAAGAAAAAAACTACGATCAAAAGAAAAAACAAACCTTATGAATTCCAGGACGATTACAATGACCGACATGGTTAACAACGACATTGAACATGCCAACAACACCAACCCTTGTCAGGGTGTTTGTGTAGTTGATGGTGATTTTTGTATTGCTTGTTTTCGAACTTCCAAAGAGCGCAGTGAATGGTATGAATACACCAACCATCAGCGCGAACAAGTGTTGGAAGAAATCAAAGTTCGAGAACAAAATTTATTTGATGAAAATTAAACACAACATTGATACAAAGTATCTGCGGTTTACTTTGCCTATACTTTTAAAGTCGCCAGCCATGCAATTGTCTGGGTCTGTTTCTCCTACATATCTTAATAATGTTGTATTTGCTCAACTGACACATTTGTTTCAACCCAACACCCTTTTGGATCTAGGCTGTTACTATGGCGCATTGCCAATGATGGTTGAAGATCTGCTGGAACTGGTTTCCAGTGATCATTGCGGTAAAACTCAATGGTATTTGGTAGATGACTTTTCCTTTTTTAAACTTACCAAACAACACAATATAAACTATGATCCAAAAAATCCATGGGTAACAGATGTGATCCGAGATTTCTGTGAAAGTGTAAGAAATCCCAGTGCCGAAGGCGTTCTCAAAGAATTTCCAATACCCACTGACCCTAAAATGTTAGAATCAGTGATTCGTGGTGTTGCTACTAAGTTCCAAGCATCGTATCCCAACATAGTTCAAATCACAGAAAATATCGCTAACCTAGCAGGGACCAAGTTTGACTTTGTTTCTTTCGACCTATCAGCCAGCAATTTTCAAAATAATTTGACCATACTGAAACTGTTGGTCAAAGACTTTTTAAACAAGAATGCTGTGATAGCAGTTGACGACATTGCCGCTGAGCATCCGAGCCAGTTGGCTTTATTTTTAGAGGCCGTTCAGGATTTAAATTTACAGTTCATTGGTGTTGCTGGTAAAACTACCTTGTTGTCAAATGTAGACATTAAGGAAAAACATGATTTCATTACCAGCATATATAAAACAAGGGCATATACAACCAACGATGGCCAAAACTTTTTTTGGATTCTTGAAGATACCCAATCTGAAAAATACGGTTCCTTGTTAAAAATGTTACCAAATCAAACGCACAAAAATGTTAAACTGGTTTAAAAATCTTTTTATAAAAAACAATGATGCACGTCGCATGCGCGACAGCCCTGATCCTTGGGTTAATGTTGTCAAGGCTCACATTGACCCAAACAATCCCAAAGAAGGTTATTTTGAACTTGAGTGGAATCCGGCCTTTGTGCGCTATTTAATGGCTCATGGTTACAATGCTCCCACTGCCGAAGCCATTGTAGACATGTGGTTCACTGAACTTTGTAGAAACATCAGCATGGATCAAATTGCCGAAGGCAATTTTGTAGCCGATGCGGGTCGTGTCCAAACTCGCAACAAAAGTCAAAAATCCACTTGACATCTAAGTCTACTCGTGTTAGAATTACTGCATGAGTTATCTTATTGTAGACGCCGCTAATCTTTTCTTCCGTGCCCGCCATGTGATCCGCTCCGGCGATCCAGAAGAGCGTGTGGCCATGAGTTATCACATTATTCTTGCTTCTGTGCTGAAACAATGGCGAGAGCGTCAAGGGCGCCATGTGGTGTTCTGCTTTGAAGGTCGCAGTTGGCGTAAGGACGTCTACCGTCCTTACAAGGCTCAGCGAAGCGAAGCCCGTGCGGCTCAAACTCCCAAGGAGCAGGTTGAAGATGAATTGTTTTGGAAGAGTTTTGACGAGTTCAGAGAATACTTGGAATCCAAAACCAATATCACTGTGCTACGACATGCTCAAGTTGAAGCCGACGATTTGATCGCACGTTGGATTGATCTTCATCCCAACGACAATCATACAATTGTATCCAGCGACAGCGATTTTGAGCAACTGATTGCCACTAATGTTCAACTCTACAACGGCATTGCTGGTGTGCTGACAACACACGAAGGTTACTATGATGACAAAGGGCGAGCCATCGTAGACAAGAAAACCAAGGAAGTCAAACCTGCTCCTAACCCTGACTGGATGTTGTTTGAAAAATGCATGCGAGGTGATGTCAGTGACAACATCTTCTCAGCATATCCTGGTGTCAGAACCAAAGGTTCCAAAAACAAGGTTGGACTTGAAGAAGCCTATGCTGATCGCAACAACAAAGGGTTCATGTGGAACAATCTCATGCTTCAACGTTGGACCGACCACGAAGGTGTTGAACACTTGGTGCGTGATGACTACGAACGCAATCGTTCAATTATTGACCTTAGAGCACAACCCAGCAACATCAAGGCTATCTTAGACGAAACCATTGCCACTGCTGTTCAACAGCCTAAGAAACCATCGGTGGGTCCGCACTTTATCAAGTTCTGTGGGCGGCATAACATGCAAAAGGCTGTAGACTCGGCTCAACATCACACCGAATGGTTAAACGCTACCTATGGATAAACTGCTGATTGGAGTAGTAGCATCCTTCTTGACATTGTGTTCGGCCAATGCCAAAAGTTTTGATATAGAAACCAAATGGCATTGTGGTGAAACCAGCACTATTCGTGACGATTTGGTCAAGCGCGGAGAACAGTTCATTATCTCAGGTGCCATACAAAACAACACCAGTGCCAAGTTTTTAATGAGTTTTTGGGTCAATGGCAAGACAGGAAACTGGACTGTATTGGCCACGTTCCTAGAGAAAAATGAAATAACTTGTGTGGTTAGTTTTGGCACAGGATTTGAATCAAAACCACCAAGACTTATGATTTAAAAACAAGTTTTAATTCTCTTCTGCTCATAAATAACAGCATCATGAGCAGACCCAAACCTACTATTCTTCTCAGCAACGTTAATCCCCGCTCCTACAAGGCAGAGGAAGTGTTGAGTGCTGACGCAATTTATGCAGTCTTTTACAAAGACAAGCCCATCAACCTACGCACCTTAAACAGTTTGGTTTCATACCCTGGACCCAAGTATAAGAAGGTAAGTTTCTCAAATCCTGGCCATGCTTTCAATCTAGCAGATCGCTTAAACAAAATGTTCCAGACCACAGACTTTTCTGTGGTTGAACTCAAGCAAGGTCGCAAGATCAGTGAGCATGGATCTAGCGGTAAAAATAACTGAGTATTTTCTTCAACAGAACCTCAATCTTGACGGCACAGTTGAAGTATCCCCTTACACCCTTTTTAAAAACTATGTGCCGGGTCGCAGTCGCGGTCTAAGACTAACGCCGCTCGGTTGGGATCTCATGCGCGGTAACTTCCGCTATTGGAGTTATCAGATGACTCCTGGTTGGTCTCCTAAGCCTGGTCATCTCATTGGCTTGCAAGATCATTTAGACTGGCCTTACTATTTTGGCAACGGCTACTTTAGAGTGTTTGGTGAACAAGACGCTATGGAGATACGACTAGTCAACGATGACGTTGTTCTTTGGCTTGACGGCTTAAGCCGCAGAGCGCAAGGTAAAATTTAAACCACTCAATAAATATCCGCATGATTGAGTTGGCACATTCAGAAGTTGCTTGGACTATCAATGGCTACTGCACATTTCAGTGTAGTTATTGCCCTTCAGCGTTTAAAAATGGTGCGTTAGATAAAACAGTCGAGCAATATCTAACAGTCATTGAAAAAATACAACAGGCACATTATCAACATCATAACAAGATACACTGGACACTGGGAGGGGGTGAACCTTTACACTATCCTCATCTCAGCACTTTACTAAAAAAGATAAAGTCTCGCCCTGCCAGCATCTGTCTTGAAACCAGTGGCGATGACACTTGGTTTGGAATCTATCCAATACTGGGTTTAATTGATCGTTTGGAACTGACCTACCATCCTTGGCAAAACAACGAGGTGTTTGATTTTATATTTGAAGAAAGTCAAGACCGAGATATACAAATAGCCATCACTGTGCCATTGGCTCCTGGTGCAATTGCAGAGTCAAGAGAACATGTTCAACGTTTCCGTAGTCTTGGCTATCAATGTCAAGAGCAGATGTTGCGTGGTGTAGACGGTGAACCACACAGAGAATACGATCTTGTTGATGTTAATCGTATCTATGGCCGTCCTGATATATGGCAGGACAACACAGAACCCTTGCTACCAGGTCAAGCAGATCCCAACTATGTGAGCCTGGCAACGGTCAATTCAACAGATCCTATCTACACAGGAAAGCCATGTTATGCTGGTGTTGACTGGATGCAGATCAATGCTCGAGGGTTTGTGTCTTACAGCCAGTGTGGTGGCAGGAGCGAACCTAGAAATGTATTTGACCCAGACTGGCAACCGCCCGCCAGTCATTTTGCCTGTGTCATGAATCAATGCCGCAGTCAACAAGACCGCGATAAGATCAGGATTATTACCACCTAGAATAAATATCCGCATGAAGCATTGGGAACCATATGTTCGTGCCGGTTGGGAAATGGTCATGGAAGCACAAGGTGCTAGTAAGACCTATTTGGTTCCAGATGTTGAAGCGTTCCTTGTGCATACCATTGCAAGAACCATAGATCGAACAGATGTGTGGGAAGAACCAATTGCAATCAAAATGATGACGGCACAAACCAAACCTGGCCTAACCAAGCGCATAGAACTTCGTAATGTAGGAGAAGAATGCTTGTTCATTGATGCTTGGGAGTTCAAACAACGGCGCTGGCCCTCGCCCAACTATTTCAAAGACATGGGCTCCATTGCATTTGGCATGGCCAGCGTGGCCACTAGACCAATTGACACAACCTTAGAGTTGGTTAGCGAGCATTTTACTACTATGAGCCATGTTCTACGTCAAGTCCGTGACCTACATTTGCACAAAAAATAAGCAGAAATTGTGGCATTTTTACAACAAAAAAGCCCTTAAAAATCAACAACTTAGCAGATTAAGCAAAAAACCCTTAAAAATCAATGACTTAGCGTGTTGCAAAAATACAACACTTTTTTTGGCATTTAGGGGTTGACTTTTGAGTCGAAATAGGGCATAATAAGAACACTATGAAGCGGACCACAATCACCGTCAAACTTCCCAGAACCAAGCGCCGTGCCGTAGAACTCTACGATGCGAATAGCCCGTTCCGTGGTAGGGTTGAGCGTAGCCGTATGGCTTACAAGCGAAAACCCAAGAACCAAAAAGAGGTTGACAAGGATCTGGGTCTGTAGTATAGTAGACATTGTAGCGGAATGGTTCTGCTACATTTTACACACTCACAGGAGTTTACATTATGTCCAAGCCCGTTTCTGCTAAGTCCATCGAAGCCGCTGTTGAGGCTGTTGCCGCTGGCGAGACCTTTGCCTTTGTCGGCTATGCCGTAGACAAGAAGGGTCGTGGCGCTCTGCGTTATACCAACGACAAGCGTCGAACCCGCACTCTTGTTCGCGCAGGTTGCACTGACGTCAAGTTTGTGGAACTGCCCAAGCCTATGACTAAGGCTGAGATTGACGCATCTGAGTTTGTTGCTCAGGTCCAGCCTGCTGGCGCTAAGGAAGCCACAGCCTCTTAATTGTAGCAGGAGCGGGTAGAGGTTGACACTTCTACCCTGCCTTGCTATAATATAAACATCATCAACCCCCTGAAGGAGCCACCATGGGAAATCGTAGTCAAGTTGAAACCCGCACCGTTAAGATCAGCGAGTGCAAGCCAATTCTTCGCCGTGCCGTTGCAAAACGCCGCCCGGTATTTGTTTGGGGTCCTCCCGGTGTTGGCAAGTCCGACATGGTGAACCAGGTTGCCAGTGAGTTTCCTAACTCTACTGTAATTGACTTGCGTATGGCCCTTATGGATCCTACCGACATTAAAGGTGTCCCTTACTACAGTCAAGGCGACAATACCATGAAGTGGGCTACCCCTTCAGAATTGCCCAGCAAGGAATTTGCACAAGAACACGACATTGTGTTCCTGTTCCTTGACGAACTTAACTCTGCTCCGCCGGCTGTTCAGGCCGCGGCCTATCAGTTGGTGCTCAACCGCAAGGTGGGCCAGTATACTTTGCCCAACAATGTAGTGATCATTGCCGCAGGTAACCGCATGGGCGATAAGGGTGTTACCTATCGTATGCCTAGCCCACTGGCTAACCGGTTCATGCACTTGGAAATCCGTGTGGACTTTGAAGACTGGGAGCACTGGGCTCTTGGCCATGAGATCCATCCGCATGTGGTGGGCTTCCTGAAGCAGTTCAAGGGCGACCTCTACAATTTTGATCCGGTGCAACACGACCGCGCCTTTGCTACTCCGCGCACCTGGAGTTTCGTGTCTGACATGCTGGATGACAACCTGCCTGACTCTGCCAACACTGACATGGTGGCTGGTTTGGTTGGCGAAGGTATGGCCATCAAGTTCATGGCGCATCGTAAGCACGCCGCAGACTTGCCTGACCCGTCAGATGTGCTCAATGGTAAGGTCAAGGAGTTCCGTGCCAAGGAAGTGTCCGCTGGCTACGCTCTGGTCACTAGCCTGTGCTACGAACTTCGTAGCCGTTACGAAGACGCCAAACGTTCTGGCAAGATTGACACTTTCAATGAAAGTGCCGATAACTGGCTGGGCTTTATGATGGCGAACTTTGAACCCGAAATGGTTATTATGGGTGCTCACACCGTGCTCAAGAACTACAAGGTTGTGTTTGATCGCAAGAAGATGAAGAACTTCCCTGATTTCTTCAAGCGGTATGCCAACCTGCTTACAGATGAGTAAGTATGCATAGAGAACGCCCATGGCCCATAGTAGAGCAATTGTATGGGCCAGACGTTCACAGTCAGTGGGCAGACCGGCCTCCAACACCATCCGATGTCAGCGAGTGGCTCCGCGAACAAAGGAAGGGCTGGTCTGCCCGCCCATGGCAGAGCCAAGCAATCCGTGAAGTTACCGAGTGGGCCAGAAATCAAGGCCTAAAAAGATTGGATTGGGACTATGTGCCACGCAAAACCATTTGGTTCAGAGACCCCGAAGTTGCCATGCTTTGGGACTTGTGTGGACCAAAATAAAAATGGTTGACCTTAGTCCAAAATTGCACTATAATAGATACATACGCTGAAAACATAGGAGCCACCATGTCAAAGATGTCCGCCCGCGATAAGTTGATTAAGACTCGTGTCGCTATGCTACTGAAGTATCCTTTTTGGGGTCCTTTGGCCGCCCGACTCAAACTGGAAGAATGCGATTGGTGTCCTACATTGGCCACTGACGGCAGGTCTTTTTACTACAATCCCGACTTCATCCAAAAACT